ATATAGGGAATGTACCTGTAAAGGTTTTCGGACTAGATAAAGTTACAGGGCCACCTGGTACTGGATGGTGTCTATATCCTTTCAAAGCCGCTCTAACACAAAAGTCTATATCTTCTGCACTACCCGGACTAAAGATTTCATCAAGCAAACCAAGTTCATCAAACAAGTGACGCGGCACCATAGCGCAAAAGAATACTATAAAGTGATGCTGAGTTATCTTATCGTAAAGCTCTAGAGGGCCCGATACACTTGCTTTATTATCCCGCGTGAATGGTTCTTCAAGTAGCTCTAACCACCTGTTCTTAGGTTGATCTAAAAGCTTAGTATCGTTATTGAGTAGAACAACGTATTCCCCTTGAGCAGCTTTAATACCTAGATTAGTAGCTTTAGTATATCCAATACCGTTCTTTTCTCTAATTAATTTGAAGCTAGGATAAACATGAGATAATGCTTCTACGTATTGATGAGTTGCGTCAACACAACCATTAGCCACTACAATAACTTCAGTTTTATCAAGATCAGTAAATTGGATGATACTTTGCAAGCATGGCTTAAGAAAATCATCTAGGTGGTTATAGGTCGGTATAACTATGCTGTATTTTGGTTTGCCCATTACTTTATATTATAAGACATCCTAGAAAAAGCAAGGAGATGCATAAATAATATAAACAATATGCTGCTAAAGCTTATAACTCAAACGCCTATTAACGAAAGTCTCGATTTTCTTATTGAGGAAGGAAACAAAGATAAACCAGCCAATCTTTATGTAACTGGCGTGTATATGGTAGCGGACGAAAAAAACCGTAACAATCGTATTTATAGTAAAGAAGAGATGGAAAAAGAAGTTAAGCGGTATAACGAAGAGTTCGTTTCAAAAAACCGGGCATTAGGGGAATTAGAACACCCACAGAGTGCAACTGTTAATAGTGAGCGTGCTTGTCATCTTATTACTGAGCTTAAAATGGAAGGTAACACTGTAAGAGGTAAGAGTAAGATACTTAGTACCCCGCTTGGAGAAGTAATGAAATCTTTAATTAGAGACGGGGTAAAGATGGGTATGTCTTCTAGAGCCCTTGGGCAGCTAGAAGAAAAAGGTGGGGTCAATCACGTTAGCAATATGAAGCTTATTACTATTGATGCTGTTGCAGACCCTTCCGCGCCTGGTGCATTTGTTAATGGTATATTAGAATCTAAAAATTTCGTTGTTAAACAAGACGGACGCTTTGAAGAAGTATACGATATGTTTGAACACAAACTTGCTGCTTTACCCCGTAAAGACATTGATCTCTATTTAAGAGAGCAAATTATCCGCTTTATTAACTCTGTTAAATAATATGAAACATAACTCTAAAATGAAAAATAAAAAAACAGCTAAACCTGATTTTCTTGATATGGATAAAGACGGTAATAAGAAAGAGTCAATGAAAAAAGCTCTTAAAGACAAAAAAACGGCTATGAAAGAAAGCACTATTAATTTTATTAAGCACGTTGCCAATAACGATTTTAAAAAAGCTGATAGCGCTTTAGCTGCTATAGTTAATGAAAAAATTAAGCAACGGATCGCTGTAGCAAATCAAAACCTTTCAATCCAAAAGGGTAATAAGTAATAAATTCAGGATTTATACCTAAATTTCAGTATCAACTATTATAAATATAACTATCATATATGAGCCAAGACATTTCTACTCTTTTAAAAGAAGCTACTAAGGACCTCCTTTCAGAGGACACCCTCAAGGCTATTTCTACCGCGATTGAACAAAAAGCTGAAAACAAAGCCCAGCTCGCTGTTGAAGCAGCTTTAGTACAGCAAGACGAAGAATACGCAACCAAGCTTCAACAAGTTCTAGAAGCTATTGACGCTGACCACACTGCAAAACTCGATAAAATTGTATCTCGTATTGACGAAACCCACTCTGCTAAGTTTAAGCACGTTTTATCCACTCTAGACGAATCTCACAGCGCTAAATTACAAAAAATTGTAAAGCTATACGAGAATGCTCTTCAAAATGAAGCAGCTCAATTCAAAGGCACTTTAATCGAACAACTTTCAAATTATATCGATCTTTACATTGATAAAGCAATTCCTTCCCAACAAATTCAAGAAGCTACTGAAAACGCTCGTTCCCGTAAGATTGTTAACGAAGTAAAGCGCTTAGTTGGTCTCAGTGATCAATTCGTTAATGAAAACGTAAAAGAAGCTCTTCTCGATGGTAAAAAGCAAATTGATGAAGCTAACGACCAAACTAAAAAGCTTGCCGATCAACTTAAGCTCGTAACTGAAAGAGCTCAAAATGCTGAAAAGCAAATTTTCTTAGAAAAGAAGCTAGAAAACTTCCCGACATCTAAGAAAGAGTATATGACCCGGGTTCTTTCAGAAAAGACTTTAGAGTCTATTAAAGAAAACTTCACATACGTTTCTGATATGTATGATAAAAAAGAAGAAGGGGATATCGAAACTCTCAAGGAATCTACAAAACCTAAGACAAAAGGTGCAGATGTCGCTAAGCAAGAAGAGATAGTGAATGAATCTAAGTCTTATTCATCAGCCGATGATATAGATGGAGCTTCATACGTAGCTAACGCTTACGTCTCAGAGTTTACTAAGAAAGCTTACTAATTTAGTAAATCAGATTTTTTTACAAAAGCCTCCGGAAACGGAGGCTTTTTTTATAAGTATTAATCCAATCGTTGAAGTACTGTTAAGTACTTGAGGTAGTCAAGTTAAAATCATTATTAAATATGAAATCAGTCAAACCATCACAATCTTACATCAATCAAGATCGTGCATCAAGCCTTCTCAAAAAGTGGGCCCCATTGCTCGATCATGCTGATGAATCAACCGCAGCAATCAAAGACGACCATACTCGTTTAAACACCGCTATTCTTCTTGAAAATCAAGAACAATGGTGCTTAAATGAAGCTGGTAACACCGCATCAACAGGTGGCGCTTTCGGCACCACTTCTTCATTCGGTGGCAAGCCATCGAGCGACTTCTACGCTTCTGGTGATGCCCGTCTTCCAAAGATCCTCATCCCGATGATCCGCCGTACCTTCCCAGAATTGATCACCAACGAAATCGTTGGCGTTCAACCAATGAGTGGTCCAGTTGGTCTCGCATTTGCACTTCGTTATAAATACGAATCAGATCCATTAGGTTCAACAAGCCCAGACGGCGCTTACGGTGCTACTTCCAATACCCCACAAGGTTGGACAGTACCATCTGACGGCACCGAAGCAGGTTATAATTACCTCAATACCGCATTCACCGGTACATCAGCAAGTTGGTTATCAGGCGGCGCCACAGGCACCGGTTCTGATATCTTCCCAATGGTGCAAAACGATAAAGGTGTAGCTAATCTCTTAGCTAACTTCGAATTATCAAGTAACATCCCGCAAATGGTTGTTGCATTCGAAAAGACAGCTGTTGAAGCTGGTACCCGTCGTTTAGCAGCTCGTTGGTCAGTAGAACTTGAGCAAGATCTCAAGAACATGAACGGTATCGATATCGATAACGAACTCACCAATGCAATGAGCTACGAAATCCAAGCTGAAATCGACCGCGAAATGATTATCCGTATGTGCCAAGTAGCTATCAATGCTGGCTTTGGTCAAGGATACTCAGTCTGGTCTCCAGTATCAGCCGATGGCCGTTGGTTAGGTGAACGTAATCGTGACTTCTATGCCAAGATTATCGTTGAAGCTAATCGCGTTGCTATCCGCAATCGTCGTGGTGCAGCTAACTTCATCGTTGCTACTCCTCGCGTTTGCGCAATGTTAGAAATGCTACCTGAGTTCCAATGGTGCTCAGTACAAGGTAACGTCAACACACAACCAGTAGGTATCGCTAAAGTTGGTACCGTTGGTGGTCGTTTCAACGTATACCGTGATACCCGCACAGAAGCTCAATACCAAGTTGGAACCCGCGCTTCCATTCTTGAGTATGCTCTTCTAGGCTACAAGGGTACAGAGTATTATGACACTGGTATCGTATATTGCCCTTACATCCCTGTAATGGTACAACGTACAATCGGACCGAACGATTTCGCTCCAAGAGTTGGTTTAATGACCCGTTACGGCGTCATCGATCATATCTTCGGTGCAAATCTCTATTATCACCTCATCGTTGTAACTGGACTTGGCACAAGCTTCGTACCAGGCACACAAAGCGTATTCCTCTAAGAGGTCTACACTTAATAGGTGTTCAAAAAAGAACCCGCCCAGCAATGGGCGGGTTTCTTATTGTATATATTGTTTCTGCTACTTAATAGAAACATTAGTTTCGAGCAGAAACAATTACCAATTTTTACAGCTAAAGTACTTTGCGGTTCCCGGCTTTGCAGTAGAGCATTTATGACGCGCTCTAAAAGATTTGCGGCGCCCAGGATTAGATTTCTTAATACGTAGGTTAGGATCTCCGTAGTGCACTCTTTTTAATTTTCCACCTACCCGCGCACAACGCATATATTTTTTATCTTTACGTGAAGAAGATGTTTGACCAGTAACCTTGGTGCAACGTCCGCTCTGCTCTTCTACGGGGAAGGTTTCAGTAAACTCTTTTAGTAAATTTTGTACCTTTATATCAAAATTATTAAATAACATATATAATATTTATAGATCTGCATAAGTATTTAACAGATGAGCAAAAAAAAGCGTCCGTCTAAACCCAACCAACAGCTACCTATTAAAGACAAGAGTCTAATAGTACATCAAAATGAAAAAATAGGCCGACCGGTAGTAATAAGACAAAGACCGGATTTAACAGACAAACAAAAAGAGTTTCTTAAGCTTGCTCTCGATAACAACACTAAAATAATATTTTTATCGGGACCAGCAGGTAGTAGTAAGAGTTTTCTATCAGTATTAGCTTCATTAGAGCTAATGAACATGAAAAAGATTAGTGATATCATTTATATTCGTAGTATTGTAGAGAGTAGTGACAATAAAATGGGATTTCTCCCAGGGGACGCATCAGAAAAGCTTTCTCCGTATCTTGAGCCATTACTAGAAAAGCTCGAAGAAATGCTGGATACATCCGACATAAACAATCTTCAAAAAGAGAAACGTATTGAGGGTAAGCCCACTGGTTATCTTCGGGGCTTAAGTTGGAACGCTAAAGCTATCATTATGGACGAAGCGCAAAACAGTACCTATAAAGAAATTACCACGTTACTCACTCGTATTGGTCATTTTAGCAAATTGTTTATCTGTGGCGACCCTATGCAATCCGATATTAACGGTAAATCAGGTTTTGAAAAAATGTGTAACGTTTTTAACGATGACGAAAGCAAAATTCAGGGGGTTCATACTTTTTATTTGACTGAAGCAGATATCGTACGTAGCGAGATAGTTAGATATATTGTAAAAAAGCTAGAACTGTACAATAAAAAAGGGTAAGAGTGTAAATAATATTCCCCGCGGTTACTAGAATTTTTATAAAACGCTACTACAATGACGTCTACTATGTCGAAAGAAATTACTATTGTTAAACGCTCAGGTAAGAGAGAAAAATTCTCTGCTGACAAAATTAACAAAATACTTCAATGGGCTTGTGCCGACATCAAAGGTATTTCCTTTGAGCAAGTCGCTATGAATGCTCATCTTCAGTTTTTTGACGGGATTACTTCAAAGGATATTCATAATACTCTAATTGAATCCGCTGCAGGCTTAATTTCTGAGCAAAACTCTCAGTATCAAGACGTGGCATCCCGTTTACTTAACTATCAACTCCGTAAAGAGGTCTGGGGCGGTAAAGATGCACCCAGGCTCTACGATTTTGTAAAGGTTAATATTGAAGATAATAAAGTTTACGATTCAGAAATTCTGAACTGGTACGATAAGAAAGAGTTCGATAAGCTGAATGACTTTATTGATCACAATAGAGACTTTGACTTTGCTTATGCTGGTATTAAGCAACTTTGTGAGAAGTATTTAGTACAAGACCGGGTAAGTAAAACTATATTCGAAACACCGCAGTTTGCATACATGCTTATTGCGATGACTCTCTTTAAAAACTATAAAGAGCGTCGTTTAGAATATATTAAAAAAGCTTACAATGCATTTAGCAAGCATAAAATTAATTTACCGACCCCGCTTATGGCCGGTGTGCGTACAACTCTTAAGAGCTATGCCTCATGCATGCTCATTACCGTAGATGACACCCTCAAATCAATCTTCGCAAGTAATGATGCTATTGGTTTTGCTACTGCCAGTCGTTATGGTATTGGGATTAATTTTTCTCGTATACGGGCTGTTAATAGTCCTGTACAAAACGGTACCGTCGTGCATACCGGCCCGATTCCGTACCTCAAAATGTTCGAATCAGCCGTAAAGAGCTGCCATCAAAACGGTATCCGCGGGGGTAGTGCTACAGCTAACGTGGCTTTCTTTCATAAAGACATCGAAGATATTTTAGTTCTTAAAAATAATGCAGGTACTGATGATAACCGTGTACGCAAATTAGATTACTGTGTTGCGTTTGATGGTTTGTTCTATGATCGCTTTTTAAAGAATCAAAACGTAACTTTGTTTTCGTATCACGAGGTACCTGAGCTTTGGAATGCGTTCGGTATGCCTGGCTTTAAAGAGTTATACGAAAAAGCTGAAAAGAATCCTAACATTAAGACTAAGAAGACTATAAACGCTCGAGATTTGTTCATGCTTTTCTCTAAAGAGCGTTTTGAAACTGGTCGTATGTATGTATTTAACGCCGACCATGTTAACAGTCACGGTACCTGGCTTGAACAAGTAGATACTACTAACCTCTGTGTTGAAGTAACACATCCACTTAAACCTATCTATAATATCGAAGACGCAAACGGGGAAATCGGTGTTTGTATTCTTGCGGCAGTTAATTTACTAGAGATTAAAGACGATAACGACATGGAGCTAACATGCGACGTAATTGTTCGTATGCTTGATGAACTTATTGACCATCAAAACTACTTTGCGCCTGCTGCTGCTAACTTTGCTAAGAAGCGTCGTAGTCTTGGTATTGGTATTACCAATCTTGCAGCAATATTTGCCCGAGAAGGGGTAAAGTACTGGGACAAGAAAGCACCTAACCTTGCTGCCCGTCTAATGGAGTCAGTTAGTTACTATCTATTAAGCGCTTCAGCTGATCTTGCTCAAGAAAAAGGCCCTTGCGACAAGTACTCTCTTACTAAGTTTAGTAAAGGCGTTCTGCCTATTGATACCTACAAGAAAGAGATCGATGAATTCGTTACTGAGAAGTTACATCAAGACTGGGAAGCATTGAGAGAGAAAATTGCGAAAACTGGCATTCGTAATAGCACTCTAACCGCTTTAATGCCATGTGAATCCTCTGCAGTTATTCAATCCTCTACTAACGGTATTGAACCACCACGCTCGCTTATTACTTCTAAGCGTTCTAAGGCCGGTATTGTACCTTCAGTAGTACCTGGTGTTGAAAAATACGGAGAAAACTATACACTAGCGTTTGAAATGCCTAGTAACGAAGGCTACCTTAAGGTAGTCGCTGCATTACAGAAATTCGTTGACATGAGTATTTCAGCTAACCTTTATTACAACGTAAACAAGTATCCAAACAGAAAAGTGTCGCAAAATGACCTTATTATGGACATACTCACCGCTTATAAATACGGTCTTAAGACTTTATACTACACCAACACCTACGACGGCGATACACAGACAGCTTTAAACAATAACAAATCAACCGCTATGCAAGCAGCTCCAGTAGTTAAGCAAGAAGAAGAAATTCCAATGGATGACTCCGGTTGCGCGGGCGGTGCATGCACCCTATAATAATGAAAACAGTTCTTAATAAAACTAACGTCGATTCGACTAAGCAGCCGCTATTTCTCGGTAAAGATCTAGCTATACAACGTTATGACCGTTTAAAGTACCCTAAGCTCTATGAGCTCTACGATCAGCAGCTTAACTTCTTCTGGCGCCCACAGGAAGTTAACCTCACTAAAGATGCTTCTGACTATAAAAAGCTATCTGATGAGGAACGCTTTGTATTTGATAGTAATCTTAAGTTCCAGACAATGGGGGACTCAATGCTTTCACGTTCGATTCATCAGATGATGCATCATGTTAGTAACCCCGAGCTTGAGATCTGTATGAATGTATGGTCTTTCTTTGAGACTATCCATAGTAACTCGTATACCTACATTCTTCAGAACGTTTACCCAGACGCTACAAAATTCTTTGATTCGATTCTCGAAGATAAAGAGATTGTAAAGCGTGCTAACTTCTTAACTAGCAAATACGATGCTTTAATGGGTAATACTAAAGACCCTAAAGAACAAATCTTAGAAGCTCTTATTGCTACTCAGATTATGGAAGGGCTTACCTTCTATGTATCGTTTGCTTGTTCGTTCTATTTCGGTTATAGAGGTAAGATGGAAGGAAATGCTAAGATCATTAACTTGATCTCTCGTGACGAAAACCTTCACGTAGCTATTACTCAAAACGTTATCAAATACCTCAGAGATAATCCTGATGAGGGATTTCAATCCACTTATAAGAAGAGTGAAGAGAAGATCTATGAGTTTTACCGTGCTGCAGTAGAGGCTGAAAAAGAGTGGGTAGATTACCTCTTTAGTAAAGGCAGTCTAGTAGGTCTTACCCCTGATTCTCTCAAGCAATACGTAGAGTACCTTGCTAATAACCGCCTTAACTCGTTAGGCCTTAAGAAGCTATACGATACAAAAACTAACCCGCTGGGTGGATGGCTAGATAGTTTTTACGATAGCAAGAAAGTACAAGTAGCTCCGCAAGAGACTGAAATCTCATCCTATGTAAAGGGTGTGGATAACGTTCTTAACGAAGGCTCATTTAGCGACTTCAAATTGTAAAGGCTAGCTACACGTAAGTATATGTATGCGTTACATATACTTGGTTTTAATGTGCTTACTAGTTTCTGGCTGTGCAATGTTCCCTAATGTCAAATGGCCTGAACAATGGAAGAGTTTAACCGGTAGTAGTACCGGCAATTCTGTGGTAGCTGCTCAAAAAGAAAGCGAGTCAGTCGCTAAGATGTCTGAAGCAGATAAAAAAGTAGAAGAGGCTCGTAAAAAAATGGAATTAGATTATGCTAAATTTAGAGAAGATTTACAAAAAGCGTATGACGATAGAACTAAAAAAGATAACGAGAACTTTAATATTATTAGTCAGTTAAACTACGGGGTATACGAAATTACCCAAGAGAAAAAAAAGATAGATATTAATACTACTATTGCTCATTTACGTTCTAAAGAAATAATGATGAGAGCAGACCCTCTCACTGAAACGCAAAAAGAGAAAATTAAAGAAGAGTTAGATCAAGAAAAAACTAAAACTATTGATGAGTTATATATAAAGTATAAAGCAAACATAGATTTAGCTGTAAAACAAAAAATTGCTTTAGACGCTGCAGAAGCCTTAATATTACAAAAAGAAAAAGAGAAAGACGTGCTTCGGCAAGCTAATAAAGACACTATTGAAAGACTTGAAGCAGATAAAAAAATAGAAATAGCACGTATTTCTAAAGAGACTGCTGACAAAGTAGCTCTTGCTAGAGAGGCCCAACGCCAGGAAATGCTTGGCTATATGGTTAAAGCTTTAGTAGGGGTCGGTATACTATTCTTAATACTCGCTGGTTTACTTAAATGTATAACTTTCCTTGGAGTCAGTATTTCTGCTTTTGGCTTAGCTTATGTAGCTATAATGGTGCCAATGTGGGTAATTGGTACTGTAATAGGATTAATGGTAGTAGCAGTACTCTGGAACTCTCATAGCAAATCTATTAAATCGTCGGTACAACATAAGGCGCAACTTGGAGCTCAGCTCCTGAAAGAGTCACCACCTCAATAGTACCTTCTATAGCTTTAGCTTTAGCCTTACCGGTTAATTGTGCAATAATCTCTTCTCTAGTGGCTACTAGTATATTAGTATTACCGGC